ATGTTGATTTTTTTGTGAAGTCATGCAAAATGATATAATCCAGAGGTAGATATACCCTAATACTAGTAAGTATATACTTATTAAGTTTATACCTAATGGTCTTAGTAAGTTTTTATTTTAGTAAGTTATCTACTTATTGGGTATATACTTACTAAGTATGAATAAAAGTTTATTAAAACAGATTCAAAGTTTACCCAGTTCACAGCAACAAGAGTTCATTGGCTTAATCGAAGAGTATGAGAAGTCAATCAACCGAGACAAGTGTAAAGATAGCTTTATGCACTTTGTTGGAGAGATGTGGGCTGCGTTTATTCACGGAAAACATCACGAGGTAATGGCTGAGGCGTTTGAAAGAGTCGCTAAAGGCGAACTAAAGCGTTTGATTATCAATATGCCCCCTCGTCATACCAAGAGTGAGTTTGCTTCTTATCTATTGCCTGCATGGTTTTTAGGTAAATACCCCGACAAGAAGATTATTCAGACTGCACACACTGCCGAGTTAGCGGTTGGCTTTGGTAGAAAGGTTAGAAACCTAGTCAATAGCAAAGATTTTAAAGAAATATTTCCTCATGTTAGCTTGCAATCAGATAGCAAGGCAGCAGGAAGATGGAACACCAACAAAGGTGGAGAGTATTTTGCCATAGGGGTGGGTGGTGCGGTTACTGGTAAAGGTGCTGATCTGTTGGTGATTGATGATCCTCATTCAGAACAAGAGGGTGCAAGTGCCGACATCAATGTCTTTAATCGTACTTATGAATGGTACACTTCTGGTCCACGACAGCGTTTACAACCGAATGGTTCTATCGTTGTGGTTATGACAAGATGGCACAATAAAGACCTAACGGGTCAAGTGGTAGATGCCAGCATAAAGCGTGGCGGTGCAGATGAGTGGGAAGTAATAGAGCTTCCAGCCATTATGCCTTCAGGCAATCCTTTATGGGCAGAGTTTTGGAGCATGAAAGAACTCAATGCACTAAGATCAGAGCTTCCAAACAGTAAATGGATGGCTCAGTACCAACAAGACCCTACTTCAGAAGAAGGGGCGTTGGTTAAAAGAGAATGGTGGCAAGTGTGGGAAGGTATTAGCCCTCCTGATTGTGAGTTTGTTATCCAGTCATGGGACACAGCCTTTATGAAGAATCAAAGGGCTGACTATTCTGCTTGCACAACATGGGGTGTTTTTTACCAAGAAGATAAAGATGAAGGAAAGTTTGCACCGAATATTATCCTTTTAGACGCATACAAAGAAAGATTAGAGTTTCCAGAGCTAAAAGTAAAAGCAATGGAAAAATACACAGATTATAAGCCCGATGCTTTTATTGTAGAGGCAAAGGCTGCGGGTATGCCATTAATTTTTGAATTGAGAGCAATGGGCATTCCAGTACAAGAGTACACACCTAGTAGAGGTAACGACAAGATATCAAGAGTCAATGCAGTGTCTGACTTGTTTGCTTCAGGGGTTGTGTGGTGTCCAGAGACTAGATGGGCTGAAGAAGTCGTAGAAGAGTTTGCTGGATTTCCAAATATGGAACATGATGATTTAGTTGATAGCAGTACGCAAGCTCTGTTAAGATACAGACAAGGTGGGTTTATCTCTTTGCAATCAGATGAAGAAGATGAGCCGTTAGAACATAATCGTATTGCAAATTATTATTAGGAGTTACTTTGGCTATTGAGAGACAACCTGCTACGCCTATTGAAGGTACAGTTGAGCAGGAACCACAAGATTTAGACATTATCATTGAGAATCCAGAGTCGGTAGAAATTGCTACTGATGATGGGGGCATGATTATTGATTTTGATCCCAATGCTCAAAGCGTTGGAGATGAGGACTTTAATTCTAATCTAGCAGAGTACATCGATGAAGATGAATTACAGAAGCTGGGCAATGAGCTTATCAATGCTTACAGTGGAGACAAAGACTCAAGATCAGAGTGGGAAGAGACTTACACAAAAGGTCTTGACCAGCTCGGATTAAAGATAGAAGAACGAACTGAGCCGTGGGCTGGTGCTTGCGGTGTGTTTCACCCGATGTTAAGTGAAGCAGTTATTCGTTTTCAATCACAATCTATTTCTGAAATGTTTCCAGCACAGGGTCCAGTAAGGACTAAGATTGTTGGCAAGATTACTAAAGATAAAGAAAAACAAGCAGAAAGAGTACAAGATTACTTAAATTATCTTCTTACTTATGAGATGACAGAGTATAGAACTGAAACAGAGAAGATGTTATTTTCTTTGCCTTTAGCAGGTTCTGCATTTCGTAAAGTTTATTATGATCCTAATTTAGGCAGACCCAGCTCTATATTTGTACCAGCAGAAGAAGTAATCGTAAATTATGGTGCAAGTGATTTAGAAACGTGCCAAAGAGCAACTCACTTAATGCGTAAGTCAACAAACGAAGTACGCAAAATGCAAGTCAGTGGTTTCTATAGAGACATAGAGTTGCCTGAATCAAATAGTAATTACTCAGATGTTGCCAAGAAATATGATGACATTACAGGTGAATCTCCTACATTCAATTACGATGATAGGCAAACAATCCTTGAGATGCAGGTTGATTTAGACCTGATTGGTTACGAAGATGCAAATGATAGCGGAGAGCAAACAGGTATTGCTTTGCCTTATGTAGTCACAATGGATTACCCAAGCGGTATTGTTCTAAGCATTAGAAGAAATTATTACGAAGATGATCCAGCCAAACTAAGAAGGATGCACTTTGTTCACTATCAATACCTGCCTGGAATAGGATTCTATGGTTTTGGTTTGATACACATGGTAGGTGGATTGGCTAAATCTGCAACATCAATACTTAGACAATTGGTTGATGCAGGTACTTTATCTAATTTGCCTGGTGGATTAAAGGCTAGAGGGCTTAGAATTAAAGGAGATGATACTCCAATAATGCCTGGAGAGTTTAGAGATGTAGATGTTCCTGGTGGTGCAATACGAGACAATATTACCTTTTTACCCTACAAGGAGCCTTCAGGAACACTCTACCAACTTTTGCAGAACATTGTAGAAGAGGGTAGGCGTTTTGCTAGCATTTCAGATATGAAAATATCCGATATGAATAATCAAGCACCAGTTGGTACAACACTTGCTTTGCTTGAGCGAAACATGAAAGTAATGAGTGCAGTACAAGCAAGGCTCCATGCTTCTATGCGAAGAGAGTTTGAAATACTTGTAAACATTATTACAGACTTTACTGATCCAGCATATCCTTATGAAATGGATGAAGAAGAGTTTATTAAGGCAGAAGATTTTGATAAAAGAATAGATGTTCTTCCAGTGTCTGATCCCAATGCTTCTACAATGGCACAAAGAATTATGCAATATCAAGCTGCAATGCAGTTGGCACAATCAGCTCCAGATATGTATAACCTAAAAGAATTACATAGGCAGATGTTAGAAGTATTAGGAATAAGGAATGTAGAAGATATTATTCCTATGGAAGAAGAAGTTCCTCCTGTTGATCCAGTAACTGCGGTTCAGAACTTGATTAATGGTTCTCCTGTTCAAGCACATATGTCTCAAGACCATCAAGCACATATACAAACAGTTGTTTCTGCACAGCAAAATCCAGAGATTATGGGATTAGTTGAGCAATCACCTAGAGCGCCAGCTATTATGGCAGCAGCTTCTGCTTACATTAATGAGCATTTAACAATGCAATTTAGAAAAGAAGTTGAAATGGAAATGGGTGTTGAGTTGCCACCAGAGGGTGAACCATTACCAGCAGATGTAGAAAAACGAATTTCTAGTCTTGTTGCAGAAGCAGCCAGACGAGTATCAGCAACCTCTCAAGCTCAAGCTGAACAAGAACGAATACAAGAGCAACAGCAAGACCCATTGATTCAAATGAAAGAAAGAGAGCTTTCAATTAAAGAAGGTGAGTTGCAACGTAAGGCTCAAAACGATCAAGGTAGGCTAGAACTCGATGCAATGAAGGCTAGTGCTAATGTTGAGATAGAAAAGAAAAGAATTGGGTCACAAGCAGAGATTGCAGGCGCAAACATAGGACAGCGTATTGCTAGCGATTTGCTAGAAGCAGAACAAATTAAAGACAAACAAGCCAGAGAAGATTATCAAAAAGGTGTTGACATTGGGATAGAAATCGCAAAAGATAGCACTACGAATGATAAATAATATCAAAGAGCAAGCACAAAACATGGAAGAGTTATCTCTTTCTGGATTTTTAAAGAAAAGGCTTAGAGATATTATGAATGAACATGCCGATCATGTTTCGACAGGAGCTTGTAAAGATTACAGCGATTATCAAAAGATGGCTGGCATAATAGAGGGATTAGCCCTCGCAGAGCGTGAAGTTCTAGATTGGTTAGATAAGAACGCTTTAGAATAGGAACTCGACTCCCTATAAGTCGTGCAACATATGAAAGATAAAGCATTAAAAGATATACCTAAACCAGAAAGCATTGAAAGCCCTGTGGTTGATGAAGATGTTAAAAGTCAACTTCCTGAACCTAAAGGCTGGAGAATACTTGTTGCAATGCCTAAACCTGAAGAAAAAACAGATGGTGGCATTATAAAAGCATCTACAACTGTTAAAGATGAAGAGTTAAGCAATATATGTGGGTATGTTCTCAAACTTGGAGATGAATGCTATAACGACCCAAATAGATTTCCTTCTGGCGCTTGGTGTCAAAAAGGAGATTGGGTTTTGTTTCGTGCTTATTCAGGCACTCGTATCAAAATGTATGGACAAGAGTTTCGTTTAATTAACGATGACACTGTAGAAGCAGTTGTCGATGATCCTACAGGAGTAGTAAGAGCATGAGTAAGACTGAAATAATTAATGAAGAACCAGTAATCAATACTAAACCTACTTCAAAAGAAGATAGTTTTTTTGGTAAAAGTACAGAAATTAACTCATCTGTTGATGAGAATTTAGAAGTACAAGTTATTGACGATACTCCTCAAGAAGATCGCAGACCTAAAAAATCTAAAGAATCCAATGAAAAAGTTGATAATGACACTTTAGACCAAGAAATAGCAGATTATAGCCAAAGAGCTGCTGATCGTATTAATCAAGTTAAATACGAATACCACGAAGAAAGAAGAGCAAAAGAAGCAGCATCAAGAGAATCGAAAGAAGCTGTTCAAAGACTTCAAACAGTTATGTCTGAAAATGCAAGACTGCAAAAGATGGTAGAGCAAGGTGGTGAAGCATTAAATAAAACAGCTCATAACAATGCTTTATGGGCAAAACAAAATGCTCAAACAGAATTTAAAAAAGCTTATGAAGAAGGCGATGCTGATGCAATGGCTAAGGCACAAGAGCTTTTGTCTAAAGCAACATTAGCAGAACAACAAGCTAATTCGACTGCTCAAAGGGTTCAAAATCATATTGTTGAAAATATGCCTGCTGAACCACCACAAGTTCCACAGCGTCAACTTGACCCAGATATGGAACAATGGGCAAAAAGAAATACATGGTTTATGGGAGGAGAACCTTTCCAGCAGAAGATGACTTCTTATGCAATGTATCTCGATCAAAAAAGTGAACACGATCCAGCAAGTAATCCAAAGGATTATTATTCTGAGATTGACAAGGAAATGAAAAGAGAGTTTCCAAATTTTTTCGGTATTTCTTCAGATAGCAATTCAGAAATGGTTGTAGAAGAAACTCCAAAACGACAGCCACAACAGGTTGTTGCAACCGCAACGAGGGATAGCGGTAATAAAAAACCCACGCAAATACGCCTAACCAAAACTCAAGTTAGCCTAGCTCGTCAACTTGGGATTTCACCTGAGCAGTATGCTAATCAATTACTAAAGGAGAGTTAAGATGGCAGAACAAGATAACACGAAAGACCAAGTGGAGGAAAGTTCTGTTGAGCAATCCGAAAACCAAGAGCGTACCCCTAGAGGGTTAGAAAGCCGAGAGGCTGTCCAGCGTAAAGTAAGCTGGGAAAATCCATCAAATCTACCTAATCCTGAACTTCAAGAAGGCATTGTCTTTAGATGGATCAGAACAGCTATTTTAGGAGAGACTGATAATCCAAATGTATCTAGAAGATTTAGAGAAGGATGGGAGCCATGCAAATTGGAAGATCATCCTGAGCTTCAAATACATATGATGGATTACAATTCTGAATGGGCTAAAAAAGGTCATGTAGAAATTGGTGGACAATTATTATGCAGAATGCCAAAAGAGATTGCGGAAGCAAGAGAGGCTCATTTTAGTAGTGAAGCACAAACTCAGATGGAAGCTGTTGATAATGTATATTTAAAAGAGAATGATCCTCGTATGCCTAAACAGGTGTTTGAAAGAAAATCGAGGACCACTTTTGGTAAAGACTCTTAGAGTCTTATTTTTAACGATTAATTAGGAGACAATTATGTCATCAAGTGCAACTCCTCACGGAGCAATCACTACTGGTACTATTGTCGGTGCAGCCTTTAGTAATAAAGTAACACATTATAAAATTAAGAATGCTTATGGCACTTCAATTTTTTATGGTGACTTTGTGAAATGGGGTGACGATAATCCAAATACAACTGTCCAAAAAGATACAGGCACAACTGCTTGTACTCCAATTGGTGTGTTTCTTGGATGTGCATACACCGACCCTACTACTGGTCAATTTACGCCTAATCAATATTTCCCAGCTTCAACTGCTGCGGATGATATTGTGGCGTATGTTTCTACCGATCCATATGTAATCATGCAAATGCAATGCGATGGTGCAGCAGACCAAGACGATCTTGGTAAAAACTGTGCCGTAGTGCAAACTGCTGGTTCAACTTCTATCGGAAGAAGCAAAAACTCGGTTGATATATCAACTGTAGCAACTACAGCCACACTACCTGTTAAGATTATCGCTTTTGTCGATGGTCCTGATAGTGCTGTTGGAGATGCCTACACAGATGTATTAGTAATGTTTAACGCTGGTCATCAGTTGCTCAACACAACTGGAATAGGCTAATATCAAGAGCGCAAGAGCTACATCAACTCCTACCAGGACTTAATGCCCTATTCGGAGAAGAGTACAACAATTACGAAAACGAACACGCTGAAATCTATGCAACAGAAAATTCTGAAAGATCATTTGAAGAAGAATTGAAGTTGTCAGGTTTTGGTGCAGCACCCGTAAAAGACGAAGGTTCATCTATCAATTATGATACTGCACAAGAATCTTTTGTGGCTCGCTACACCCATGAGACAATTGCAATGGGGTATTCAATCACAGAGGAAGCTATGGAAGATAATCTATATGTTTCTCTCTCTGGTAGATACACTAAAGCATTGGCTCGTGCAATGGCTTACACAAAACAAGTTAAGAGTGCGTATCCACTTAATAATGGATTTAGCACTACTTTTTCTTCAGGAGATGGCGTTGCTTTATTTAGCACAGCTCATCCTCTAGTAAGTGGTGGAACAAACAGCAATAGACCAAGTACAGGAGCTGACTTAAATGAAACATCTTTAGAAGATGCAATCATTCAAATTAGCAAATGGACAGATGAAAGAGGTCTGAAAATTGCAGCGAGAGCTAGAAAGCTTATAGTACCAACTGATCTTCAGTTTGTTGCTACAAGACTTCTACAAAGTGACTATAAAGTCGGAAGTGCTGACAATGACATCAATGCTAT